GTGCTTACCGATACAAAACTGAAAAACCTCAAGCCGCAGGACAAAATTTATAAAGTTTCTGACCGTGACGGGCTCTACGTTGCCGTGCTCACGTCCGGATCCGTCTCGTTCCGCTATGACTATCGCATTAACGGTCGGCGTGAAACGCTGGTGATCGGACAGTACGGTCGTGACGGTATCAGCCTGGCAGAAGCGCGGGAGGAACTCATATCCGCCAAAAAGCTGCTGAAGGCAGGCCGGTCGCCGTCTGCGGAGAAACGTGACGGTATTAAAAAGATACGCGGTGCCGAAACATTCGCGGTACATACCGACGCCTATATGCGGCATGTCGTACTGGCAGACAGTACACGGGCAATGAAACAGTCGGTAATCGACAGGGACATAATGCCGGTGCTGGGCAATAAGGTGATGGCGGAAATCACAACATCGATGGTGCGCGACCTGTGCGATCGAATAGTCGAGCGCGGCGGTCGGGCGACGGCAGTGCAGGCCAGGGAGATAATCAGCAGCGTTTACCGGTTCGCGAATGACCGCGGGCACGGACTGTTCAACCCGGCGGCCGACATCAAACCATCATCGATCGCCATGTTTAAACCGCGTGAGCGATGCCTTCAGCCGGAAGAAGTGGGGACATTTTTCCGCACTCTGGATAATGTCGGAGCCATGGCAACGATGAAGCTTGCGCTTAAGCTGGTGTTGCTGACGCTGGTACGCAAAAGCGAATTCACAGAGGCCACCTGGAAAGAGGTCGATTTCAAAAAATGCACCTGGACCATCCCGGCGTCGCGCATGAAGGGCAGTCGTTCCCACGTAATCTATCTTCCAACTCAGGCCCAGGATCTGATGGTCGGCCTGCAAATGTGTGCTGGTGGTAGTGAATACCTCATACCCGGGCGCTACTCAGTCAGCAAACCGCTATCTAATGGCGCGCTGAACAGGTTAATCAATACGACGGTAGAAACAGCGCAGCGCGAAGGCCTTGGGCTTGATCACTTCGCGGTACATGACCTGCGGCGCACGGCCAGCACGCTTCTGCATGAGGCAGGATATCCATCCGACTGGATAGAGAAAGCGCTGGCGCACGAACAGAAGGGCGTAAGAGCGGTGTATAACAAAGCGGAGTACGCCAGGCAGCGCACTTACATGCTACAGCAGTGGGCTGACATGGTTGATGCCTGGATAGCAGGGGAGCACACCGATTTAATACCGTTCTCCCCGGTGAAGTTTGAGAAGTGGATGGAAGGGAAGTAGCCGCCACTGGCGGCTACTCAGTACATGATGCATAGACCATGGATTTTCCCGGCGGCTATGGCGTCGTAAAGCACATGTCCAATCGTGCCGCTTGCGTCTACCGCCTCGTTGATTGCCTTCGCAATATCATCACGCTTGCGCTCAACTACGCTGCGGATGGGGCGGAAAAGACCCGACTGAGCCGCCTCTGACTTAACGGAATTATCATCACCAATCCAGACAAAAACCGCACATGGGATTCCGGCACCGCTGACTTCGTGATGAACAACCTTAACCTTTTGACCATCCTGAGGCGATGAGTTTCTCACGTAATACCGGTTACCATTATAAAACTCACACTCGCAACCAACCGGCGGCAGCCCTTCGCCATTCCACTGAGGCTGACTGGCGGCCAGTGCTGCTTCGTACTGTTCGCGGGTGACTTGAGTAACGTCCCAGTCATCAGCTAATTCAAACAGGTGCGAATCAAAAAGATAAGGCATTACAGGATCTGTAGGGTCGAATATCATTCCATCGCGAGCTTGATCAATAAGCGCTACCCCCTCCGGCCATCCACCATGCTTCGGCAATTCCTGCACCAGTAAATCAATCAGTTTCATAAATACCTCACAAAAAATTATCTGCCGGCTCTCCATGGCTGGCGGCGGCCTCGTTTGCCTCACGGCGCAGGCTCAGAAACTGCCCAACAGGATCCCAGCTATTCAGGATGCTATCGAGAGCTGACTGGCTGTGACGTGTCACAAGCCTTTTCTTTAACAATAACGCGCAACCGCGAATATTCGCCCTGGTGGGCCCGGCCAGTTTCATGCACAGGCACATGGTGATTAGCAGATCGGCATATTCATCGGCGGCTGCCGCCAGCATCACAGGGTCCATGCGCTGCTGCATTTCAGGCAACTGGTGTTTCAGGCTCATTGCGGATCTTCCCCTGGTTATCAGATGGTGCCAGCGGCGCGTTGCGCAGCACGGCGGTTAACAGTGCTAATGCTGAGCATTCAGGCAGTAACGCAGCCGCGATCCCTATACCGCCAGCACGCATTACGCTTTCTTGCTCATAGCGTTCGGCTTCATGTCGGGTCATGCTGCTTTCACCTCTCTGCTCACAGTTCCCGGGATCAACTGCACCGCAGGCGATTCGCACTGGTTTCCCCAGGTGTCGAAGCCATGCGACGACTGGCGCGCGAAAAGTTCAATTCGCGGTACGTCGCCAAGCAGTTGCACCAGTTTCTCGCGAACGCAATCTGGCTTCTGCGAATGAGCAAGGCGCGGCGCGGTGAATGACTGAATGATCCCGGCATTGAGGCGCTGAGGAAGGTTACCTTTAACTGCAAACAGGCAATCTTCACTGTTCGCCCTGGTCATGTGGCCCATTCCCATAACGAGTTTGTCGGCCTGGCGGCTGCCGCATTTGTTCCAGGTGAAGCCTTTCATTGTCATCAGGCGAAAACCCCACGCTTCGACAACTTTCAGCGCTTCTACCGGCTGTGTTGGCACCCACCACATAGCTAACAGACAGCTTTCGGCGGCCAGCTCCCAAACCGGAAAGCGGCAGATATCCAGCACGCTCATAACCGGGTATTTAAACGCGGCGCCGCGCTCTCCGTCTGCTGCTTTGTCACGGTATATCCAAGGCGGATCAGCATAGATAAGAGTGTATTTATCGGTCATGCTGCCACCTTCTTACCGTTTAATTCTTCAGCCAGACGCTGGGCTTTCAGTGGGTTTCTAATCACGCGGCCGCCCGGGGCAATCCATCCGTGTTTTTGCTCCGAGTAAACCATGATGATGCGGCCTACGCGGATGTTGTCTTTTGCGTTAGTCATAGATCACCCCGCACGTTGCACAAACGCCTGAGTAATCACCGCGGCGCAGGCCGTTACTTTTTGTGATGCACTGATCGCGGCGAATAGCGATTCGAGCACGTTCCACTTCACCAACCGCAACATCCAGGCATTCAAGCCACAGACGCGCCGCAATACGGTACTGGCCTTTCCGCTCCCGGCTCAGCGCTTTCTTCTCGATCTCCATCGCTGCCGGACTGGTGGCTATCACCTTTTCCACGCGGCGTTGGGATGCGTATTCCTGGTGATATCTTTGCATCTTCACTGACTGGCTCATTTCAACCACCCTTCTGTTGTGAGGATGACGCCCAGCAATGTCAGCCAGGCGAATACTGCGGCCAGATAAACGTACCAACCTGACCAGCGTTTCCAGTGGCGGGTTAGCGTTCTCATGCTGCGCTACTCACCGGGCGGTACTTCCGAAGCTCAACCGGGGGCTTTTTTCCGGTGTAAACCTCAGGGCTTTCCGCCTTGCGCTTATCAAGCCACTGCTCTACTTCTTCCTGCGCCCAGGCGCAGCGGCGATCTGTGATGTACCAGCGCTTTGGAAAATCGCCTGCAGCTTCAAGCCGCTCGATAGTGCTCCATGACAGTGGCACCACCTCGAGGAGTTTCTTTTTGTCAAATGCACCTTTCATAGATACCTCTCTTTGGTTTAAGTGCGGCGCACGCGGCGCCGCGGTGGTGTTACATCGGAACGTCTGTTAACTCATCGCGTCGGATGGTGTAGACGTCAGTGGCCTTTGCCAGGCGGTCATCATCATTGACCAGGTGCTTCGCCACGTATTTGTAGGCCTTGTCCAGGTCTGCCACGGTGTTGTAGCGCATTGCCGCATCGCAAAACGCGCTAAGGATTTCTTCCGGATCCCGGTCGTCTGCTGGCTTTTTCGTTTCTTCCTGCTTCTGATCAGGTTTCGCATTGATCAGCTTGTTCATACCGGATGCAGTGGCAGGAGGTGGAGTAACATCACGCTCAACGCGCGGTGCCGCCTCCTGTAGTTCGTCAGGGGTGTACACGCCGAGCAGCACATCAGGGGCATGCAGGCGCGCCCAGCGCTTAACGCACAGGTATGCAAGCTGCTGGCGAGGATCCTGCTCCCAGAGAGGTGAGTTACGTACACCGGCCTGTGCCATGCTGATGGTCAGCGTTCGCGGTTCGGATTCGCCTTTAAGCGTTGCCCATACGGTTACCGTGAGGCCTGGTGATTTTTCCGTTTTCCCGTTTACCTTTGACCAGTCACCATCCCAGCGATAATTAAGGCGAGTCGCCAGCAGGTTTGAGGAGGACACCACTGCGTTAACCAGCTGTGCTTCATAGCCCAGGGTGCCGTTAACAACGTGCGTTTTCTGCGCCACGGCGAACGGGTTCATGCCCCACTGTGCAGCCTGCATCGTTACTGCCAGGCAGTCAGCTGGCTTGCCAGCGAGGTGAGAAGGTACGGTCGCTTTGCTTTGCGCCATCAGGTCTGCGAAGCGAACCAGTTGATTTAGCCCTTCAGGGCTGAAAATCGCTGCAGCGGTGCCAACGGTAGCGCCTGGCTGCGCGGTCAAAGTGAGATCGTTGCTCATAAGTACATATCCTGTTTACGTGCCCACTCAGGGCGTTTAATGGTTTCCACGCCGCCCCATTCATCCGAAATGCGGCACTGGTGATAGGTATTCAGATCCCGGCGAAACAGTGCGTGCCCGGCGTCGATGTCCGGCGCATCCAGTTCAAACACGCGTACCGGGTAGCGACCGCAGTCAATGGTTTCGCTTACGGCGATAAAGAAGAAACCAGGGGATTCTCCTGTTACCTGCTTAAAGCCCTCGCGGTAGAAAGCGTCCTGTACGTGATACCGGAACTCTTCTACGTGGCGCGAAAAGCGATCCATATCGGCAACTTTTTTCACATCGACGATCACCGGGTGCTGGCTCAGATAGCGGTCGGGACGGATCCGGCAAAGCTCACCCGTCTCCGGGTCATTCCAGTACATTGATGCTTCGCAATTACCGTCCTGCTCAAGCATCCAGCGCGCCGCCGGGTGGGCCATGGCACTGTCGCGCATTAGCTTCAGTTTCCTTCCCTGTTCATCATCCATTACCGTCATGCCCATACCTTCCACATCACGCAGGAAGGCGGCTTCATTCTCTTTGCCGGCGGTAGTGCGCCGGTTGAACTGCGGCGCCACTATGAATCGCTTGTCGAATTCATTCGGCTCAAGAAGCAGGCAGTGAAGGGCGGTGCCCATGTCCAGCGCTTTCAGCTTTTCGGTATCGACTGGTGCTGATTTCTGCCACTGTAGAAGCGCCGGGTTCAGCGCCACCATATCCAGCTGGGACTTACTCACGCCGTCCCCGGCGTGGTAGTCTTCATTGCTAATGTCGAAATAGATGCCAGGTTTCATGCCGCATCCCTCGCGCTGTCGATTTTGTCGGCCAGGTCGTAACGGGAGGCGATCCCTGAAAGTTCCCGCATCATTGCGCCCAGGGTTTCTTCGAATTCGATATCGTCGAACACCATTGCAATCACTTCGCGGCGGATGCCTAAACCTTCCCAGCGCTGGCGTAAAATGTCCTGGATCTGGTAGTTCTTTACCGCCTGATCCAACTCTTCCTGACGCGCATCAACCTCTTTAGTGGCGCCATAGTCTTTGTCGAAACCGGCCATGATTTTTTTCAGCCGCTGAATCTGTGAAAAAGTCATCACTTCACCTCACCCATTTCATTGGCCGCATTGCAGGCCTCTCTGGTTACAAACGCCCACTCGATGCCGTCGCGCAGGCTCTTAAACTTCCAACTCATCAGCCCGGAAACCGTGATGCAGTACCATCCGTTAATGATTTTCCATTGCATGATCGTTACTCTTCGTTGTTACCGATAGGGTAATAATTATGCGTATGTGATTTGATGTCAATAGGTATGAACATAAAAAATTACCTTATGGGTAACAATGCAGGCAATAAAAAAGCCGCTCATTGGCGGCTTAGTTTCTGAATATAAAGGTTATTATTCCTGATTTTTTCCGTTCTGCATCATCACAAAGTCTATAAAACTTTCAACCTTGTCTTTTTCGCTTTGAGGTAACAATGCGTAACGCGAGCGGTCGTATTTAATCACGCCCGGGTCGTCAGGAGGTATCAGCAGTTCATAACCACGACGACCGAACGCCGCGGCGATTGCGTCCAGGTTCGCAATGGTGATCGAAACCTCGTTGCGAAGCATCCTGTTGATTGAAGACTGGCTGATGCCTGATGCTTCTGCCAGTCTCTGCTGTGATGACAGTTCACGATTTTCACTCATCCACGCACGAAGGTTATGGGCGGCCAGCTCGCACGCGTCGCCAGTGTCCACTTTGCTTTCCTCTTCACGAATGGAAAGGCTGCGGTCGATGTCCAGCCAGTTTGTTGGTTTATTGGCAGCTTTCTCAATTTTGCGCGCTGACTGATCGCCAATAATCTTCTTCCCATTCGCCCAACGGTTAATCAGGTTGGGTTGCGTCACCATTCTTTCCGCCAGGCGAGACTGTACGCCGTTAAACTCACGGTCAATTACGTCTTTCAGGTTTTCGCGGCGAACGTCGTGGATGCTTTTCATGTCAGAAAGTTATTTCTCGGATGTGAATCAATTGGTGATTCAATTTAAAGCGATTTTACCTGTGGGGTAAATGCACCTGAAAGGTAACAAACCTTGATTTTTATTACCTGATGGGTGAATATTTATTATCTGAAATGAATATCAGGCAATAGTCATGAACGAGAACACTCAATTCGATTTCAAGAAGCACTGGCTGGCATTAACGCCTGATGAGCGTGAAGCGTTTGCAGACGAGGCCGGGACCACCAGTCATTACATCCAGACCCACCTGACAGGTAAACGGAAATTACCCGGTAAGCGACTGATGGATGGGCTTTTTAAGGCTGCCCGTTCTCACGGATGGGTTAAAACCAAGCCCGAGCTTGCCACGTTTTTCTACTCCTGATCTCCCATCAATCACACATAAGGCCGCCTTCTGGCGGTCTTTTCATATCTATTGATACCGTAAAGGTAATAATTATCCGTTTGTGGTTGATCTTTTTTTGCTGCAAGACAAAAATAGCCAATACCAATAGCAAAAAAGGAGGCGCTAAAACGTGAAAATCATCACCCGCATGGCCGCCGCTAAGCTTGGCCTGAACAAGTATTACACCGGAAAGCCATGTCGAAACGGTCATAAATCCGAGCGTTACGTGTTGAGCTGCACCTGTGTTCAGTGTGCGCTGGAAAGCGCCAACAAACACCGTAACGAATTTACCTCAGCCCTTCGTGCTGCCCAGGAAGCAACATGAACATCTATCAACGTATCAATGGCGCTGACTGGCGCAATGTCTTTGTAGTGGGCGATCTGCACGGTTGCTACACGCTACTGATAACGGAACTGGACCGCATTGATTTCGACCCGGCACGTGACCTGCTTATCTCGGTTGGTGATCTCATCGACCGTGGTGCCGAAAACGTCGAATGTCTGGACCTGATTAATCAACCCTGGTTCAGGGCGGTACGCGGCAACCATGAGCAGATGATGATTGATGGCCTTTCCCAGCATGGCAACGTAAACCACTGGATTGCTAATGGCGGCGACTGGTTCTTTTATCTCGATTACGACAAAGAGGTTCTTGCGAAAGCGCTGGCGCACAAAGTGGCTGAGCTGCCGCTGATCATCGAGCTGGTGACCGGCGATACAAAATACGTCATCTGTCACGCCGATTACCCGCACGACGAATATGAATTCGATAAGCCCGTCGATGCACAGCAGGTGATATGGAACCGCGAGCGCATTTCCGATTCACAAGACGGCCTGGCGAAAGAAATAAAAGGCGCTGACTTGTTTATCTTCGGTCACACTCCGGCACGCAGGCCGCTGCGCCACGCGAACCAGTATTACATCGACACAGGTGCCGTATTTTGCGGAAACCTGACCATTCACCAATTACAGAATGGGAACGCTTATGGCAACTGACAATTTCTACCAAGTTGGCTGGTTGATTCTGATTGCCATCATCCAGGTTCAGGACTGGTATTACTGCCGCAGGACATTCTTATGAAACCAGTCGCTTACTACAACGAAATCGACCCATTCGCCGCACAGTGGCTGCGAAATTTAATCGCCGGCGGTCACATCGCGCCGGGTGAAGTTGATGAACGGAGTATTGAAGATGTCACAGCAGACGACTTACGCGGATTCACCCAGTGCCACTTCTTCGCAGGAATTGGCGTCTGGTCACATGCTCTGCGTTTGGCCGGGTGGCCGGATAACAAACCGATATGGACAGGAAGTTGCCCATGCCAGCCTTTCTCCGCGTCTGGCAAAGGCTCTGGGTTTGATGACGACAGGCATCTGTGGCCTGCATTTAGTTGGCTTATCAAGCAGTCCCGGCCTGAGTGCGTCTTTGGCGAGCAGGTTGCAGGAGGTCGTGCGGACCCATGGTTCGACCTTGTACAAACAGACCTGGAAGGAATGGACTACGCCTTTGGGCTTGTGCCGTTTACGTCAGCGAGCATCGGTGCCCCGCACATCAGAGAGCGGGCCTACTGGGTGGCCCACGCCGGTAGCCAACACGAATCCGCAACCGGAAACCAAAAGGGGCTTGCAGCATGTCGCCGGTGCGGCTCGGTTGACGGGTTGGCAGACGCCGGTGGCGAACGATGCGAACGGATCAACCCATTGTTACAGCGGAAAGAACCCGGACGGAACGCCGAAAATCTGCCTGAAACTACCGGGAACGGTCCTTCTTGCGGGATGGGTAACGCCAACGTCTCGCGACTGGAAAGACTCGGCGGGAATGACGGCGCAGCGGGATGGGAAGGACAGATTGGATCAGTTACCTCGCCAGGCTTACACGGCAGACCCCTTGAGGTTAACGGTTTTTGGCGAGATGCGGACTGGCTGTTATGTCGAGATGGTAAATGGCGTCCAGTTGAACCCGGCACATTCCCGCTGGTTGATGGGGCTGCCGCACGCCTGGGACGAGTCGAGTCCGGGTTGGCAAGAGTGGCAAGCAGCAACCGCGTCGGCAGGCTGAAGGGTTACGGCAATGCCATAAACGCACAGGCGGCTGCGGCATTCATTCGGGCTTATATGGGGGTTTGTTATGGCCGGTGACTGGATAAAAATGCGCGCGGACCTGCACACGCATCCGAAAGTTGTCCGCATGGCGTCCGCATTGAAAGCGGACAGATTGCGGATAGTTGGCGGACTACATTCCGCATGGTGTCTTTTTGATGTCCACTCTGTTGACGGTTTTCTTGACGGATACAGCGCGGACACACTCGACGACCTGATCGGCTTCCCGGGATTTTCACGGGCAATGATGGCTGTCGGATGGCTTGAAGAAAATGGCGAAAGCCTAGTAATGCCGCGCTTTGAAGCCCATAACGGACAGTCTGCCAAGCGTCGTGCGCAGGACGCAGACAGGAAGAGAAACGTCCGCAAAATGTCCGCATCAGAAGCGGACAAAAAGCGGACCAGAGAAGAGAAGAGAAGAGAAGATATAAAAGATAAACCCCACACAGAGAGCGAACGTAATTTGCCTGTGGATAACTCTGGTAGTGGATGCGACCCGGAACCGCATGCACACAACGCCGTGCTGAATGGATATGTCCCACCTGGCGGAACCGGATCGCAGGATAAATTCGCCATGAGCGAGGACTGGCAACCAGATAATGATTTCCTGCGCCGCGCAGCGCTATGGGGGGTTAACCTGGCCGGGGATGTGACACCTGAAGAACTCGCTGACTTCGTGACGTACTGGAAAGCAGAGGGTAAGGCGTTTCATCACGATCAGTGGATGCAAAAGCTGGCGCGCAGTGTTCAGCAGTCAAGAGCGCATAAGCAGCCAGCAGGAGTGTCAAGACGCCAGGATAAGGCGTTTAAGTCGTGCCATTCTTCAGAGGACTACAGCGGCATACCGGACGGCTTTACCGGATAGAATGCCAGCGGCGCGGGAGCGCATTTTTTTACGATGTGATTATTACCTCCAAGGTAAAAAATAATGCGCACAACTATTGAATTTAATTCGTATGTGGTTTTAAATTACCTAAGAGGTAAAGAATGGTGATTTTAGGGATAGACCCTGGATGCAGCGGCGCTCTTGTTCTTATCACAGAGCAGGGCGGGTACATCGACCACCTGAACATGCCAACCATCAAAGTCGGCACAAAGTCCAGGGTAAACGGCGCAGCCGCAGCCGCATGGCTCAGGCAATACCAAATCAACGAGGCATTTCTGGAACAGGTCGGCGCCATGCCGGGGCAGGGAACGGCCAGCATGTTCACCTTTGGTCACGCAGCTGGCGTTGCTGAGGGGTTACTACAGGGGCTGAGCATCCCCTACACGCTGGTTACGCCACAGGCCTGGAAGAAGGCGGCAGGGTTGATTGGCAGTGACAAGGATGCGGCACGCAGCCGGGCAATTCAGCTTTATCCCGAACTGCGATTTCTTGACGCAAAAGCCAAAGGGCAGGCGATCGCTGATGCGCTGCTAATAGCGAGATTTGGAAGTGGCATCAAATAACGATCCTTTTTGCAATCAATAAATTCAATAACTTATGAAGGTAAGCGGGGGTAATGATGGGTGACAAGACTAAACATCTGGTTCGTGTCGGACACGAATTTGCAGCGGCAATGAGTGACGAGACGCCGATCATCACGATTGCGAAGATGGTCACAGAGCTTGCATCTGCGCTGGACGTGCAGACGGCGCGTAGTGATGCGCTGGCGGCTGAACTGGCTCGCTATTCAATGCCTGCCGGAGAGGCAGACCAACGCATGGCAGAGTCTCGCGCCGTTCGTCAGGCACTTGGTTTTGGGCAGGATGCCAATGACGTCGCACCGATTGACCTGGTGGAGCGAATTAACGCGCTGGCGGCAGAGAATACGATGTTGAAAGCGGCACACCCTCAGCCATTTGGACCTGAAATGATGAAGGCCTTAGACGCTTACGAGAAACACCAGGACGAAGTGCCGGAGACAGGAATGCTTGATGCATTTTTCATCTTGCGAGACAGCATCCGAGTCACAACCCCATCTACGGACGCATGGGTGAACGAACAGCGTGACGCAATTCTTGACGCGACTTTCGAGGCAGCAAAACAGGAGGTAGAGCGCCGCTTTGGCAGAACATTCCAGGATTGCGCATGGCTCGCCAGACGCAATAGCGATACTCAGATGAAGGGCGCAGTGGAAATGGCCGAGTGGGTAGAATTGTACGCAGCACAGCTTCGCGGGAGCCAGGTATGAAAGAGCGCGGAATGATTTTTAACGAATATCAGGTGCGGGCGCTTCTTGATGGGAGCATGACGCAGGTTCGGCGGGTGATGAACTGGCGCCGCACTCGCTTCACCGAGATCGCTGAGCTCGACAATGGAATTAAATGGCCGTGGAGTGAAGACTGCGAAAACGGAGGCGATTACTGGCATGACTGCCCGTTCGGCGCTGTTGGCGATCACCTTTATGTCAGGGAGCCGTTTTCGCGCCTTGAGTCGTTTGATTTTGGCAACCCCGCCGTGCCAGATGTAGCGCCTTCGTTTTGGTATTGGGCTGATGGCGAGCCGGTATGGGGTGACTGGGCGCGGCCACAATCCGGCGCAGTAATGCCACGCGCCGCAAGTCGCATAGCCCTGGAGATCACCAGTGTTCGCGTCGAACGCCTTCAGGCTGCTGATGAATCATGTCTTCTGGACCAACTTGGCGACATGCTCGAACACTGCGATAGCGTCGCGGGACGCGCATTCAATCATGCTGAACACTATGCGATCGCTGGCGTACCGGTTGGGATGTGTCCAGAAATGCATGGTTTCAAAGCATGGTGGGACAAGGTTAACGGCGCTGGGAGCTTTGATTCCAACCCGTGGGTTTGGGTGATTGAGTTTAAACGTGTTGAAGGCGGTGCAGCATGACAATGACAGCAGAACAACTGGCGCAACTGCAACCCTCTTTGGACTCAATGCTTCGCGCTCATGAGGCGTTTTACAGCACCGACAATGTGCGTGCGGCAATGCTGAAGGCGTACCGAATCATGCTTTCTGACGCAGTGAAAGTTGCTGGCATCAATTTAACGGTGGAGGGGTGAGGGATATGTTTAGTTCCGGCGATTTTAACACAGCAATTATTATTTTCGCACTCGTCTGCGCTCTAGCCGGTTGGTGCGTGATCGAATTCATCCTCTGGTTGTTCTCTTTCGTTCACATCACTTTAGGCTGAGGCAACATCAATGACAATCAACGAACGCGTATCAGACCTAATCCATAGCGAAATAGCCGATTTCTTCGCTGGGTTCGGTAATCCAGGCGAACCCGATATACAGAGCGGAGAGGCGCAACGGCAGTTAATCGCGCGGATTGACACTGTTTTGCAGCAGTGCCGCGCCGCCGCCGAGCTTGCTTGCCCGAAATGCGGCGGAACAGGCATGGCAGATAGTGGCGGAACGCAGCCCTGGGGCGAGCCGATCGAGATTGAATGCGACTGTCACGCAGCACCACAGTTACCGCAGCCAGCGGTGGTTCCTGATGCGATAGAAATTGATGATGACTTTGACAGCGCGTTTGAGCATGGA